GCTTATTACTGAGTACAAAGAAACCGATGTTCAATGCATCGTGGAAAAGAAAGAAGATGGTTCGAAGACTCACCTTATTGAGGGTATCTTCGCCATGGCTGAATCTAAAAACCGCAACGGACGTGTCTACCCAAAAGCCATTATGGAAAAAGCGGTAGGTAAATACGTTGACGAACAAGTTTCCAAGAGCAGAGCGGTGGGTGAGTTAAACCACCCTGATGGACCAACTGTTAACTTGGATAAAGTTTCTCATCTCATTACTGACCTAAAAATGGAAGGTAATAATGTGATGGGAAAGGCACGAATATTGGATACTCCAATGGGTAATATCGTAAAAGGTTTACTTGAGGGTGGTGTTCAACTAGGTGTCTCAACTCGTGGTATGGGTAGCCTTGAGCAACGTAACGGCGTTATGTATGTCAAAGATGACTTTATGCTTAATACGGTTGATATCGTACAAGATCCATCTGCTCCACAAGCTTTTGTTAATGGTATAATGGAAGGTGTAGAGTGGGTCTGGAATAATGGCATCATTGAAGCTCAAGAGATTGAACAAATAGAGACTGAAATCAAACGTGCTCCACGTGCGGATCTTTATGAGACGCAGGTTCGTGAGTTCAAGAATTTCCTCTCGTTACTGAAAACACAATAATATTAAGGAGTCAAACATGACTGATCAAATCGAAGAACAGGATGTGGAACTTCTAGACGAGGAAAGCGTTGAAGAAGCACACGATCCTAAAAATGCTGAGGCTCAATCTGTAGATGCTACTGACAAAGCAGCAGATGCAGCACCTGTCGCTAAAAAGCGTAAAGGTGATAAGAGCAACAGCCAACCGTCCGAATTGAAAAAAGCTGAAGCTATGAAAGCTGAGTCTGTAGAACTTGATGGAGATTTTAGTGAAGACTTAAATGCTCTTGTAGAATCTGAGGCAACTCTTTCAGAAGAGTTCAAAGCCAAAACAGCTATCATTTTCGAAGCGGCGGTAAAATCTAAAATCGCTACTGAGGTGAATCGTCTAGAAGAAGAGTACGCTCAACAACTAGATGAGGAAGTATCTTCTATTAAAGAAGACTTGGTAGAGAAAGTAGATAGCTACCTCAACTATGTGGTTGAACAATGGATGGAAGATAACGCACTAGCGATCCAATCAGGACTACGTTCTGAAATCGCAGAAGGTTTCATGGATAAGTTGAAAGACCTATTCGTAGAATCTTACGTTGAAGTTCCTGAGTCCAAAGTTGACCTAGTAGACGAACTAGCAACTGCAAACGAAGAACTGGAAGAACAGTACAACGATGCAGTAGCTAAAGCTATGACAATCCAAGAAGAACTAGAACAATACAAGCGTGAAGCGATTATTCGTGAAGCGTCTCGTGATCTAGCTGAAACTCAGATTGAAAAGCTTACCAAACTAGCAGAATCTGTAGAGTTTGAATCTGAAGATGCATTTGCAGCTAAAGTTGCAACTCTGAAAGAATCATATTTCTCACAGAAAACTGCAACATCTGTTATCGCAGAAGAGTCAGAAGATGACACAGCCGATGAAGCTGTAGAAACTAATGCGATGATGGAACAATACCTTCAAGCCCTAAGAAAAACAACTAAGTAGGAGATCCTATTATGGAAACTTATGATCGTCTCGTAGAGAAATGGTCTCCAGTATTGAACGAAGAAGCAGCAGGTAAAATCGGTGACGTACACAAACGTGCCGTAACTGCAGTCGTTTTGGAGAACACAGAAAAGGCATTGCAAGAGCAAGGTCTTATGGAAACTGCAGCTAACGCAGCGGCAGCAGGTACTGTAGCATCAGGCGGTGCAGCAGATAACTGGAACCCAATCTTGATTTCACTAGTACGCCGTGCTATGCCAAACATGATGGCATATGACATCTGTGGCGTTCAGCCAATGTCAGGTCCAACAGGCTTGATCTTCGCAATGAAGTCAAAGTACAAAACAACAAAAGCTGGTGTATCTGTTGATGACGAAGCACTATTTGACGAAGCAGCAGTAGGCTTCTCAGGTGACTCAGCAACAACTGCAAACGGTTCACCATCAGGTCTATCAGGTGTATCTGACACAGACGCAGACAGCACATTGGTTGACTCAGGTTCATCATATGTACCACAAACTGGTGATGCATACACAACAGCAGAAGCTGAAGCACTAGGTAACACTGGTGAGTCATTCGCTGAAATGGGCTTCTCAATCGAGAAAGCAACTGTGACTGCGAAGTCACGTGCATTGAAAGCGGAATACACACTAGAACTAGCACAAGACTTGAAAGCTATCCACGGTCTAGACGCAGAGACAGAGTTGGCAAACATCTTGTCAACAGAAATCTTGGCAGAAATCAACCGTGAAGTGATCCGTACAATCAATGCTCAAGCGAAAATCGGCGCACGTCAAGCAAACGTTACCACAAAAGGTATCTTTGACTTGTCATCAGACGCAGATGGTCGTTGGAGTGCTGAGAAGTTCAAAGGTCTTGGCGTACAGCTAGATCGTGAAGCGAACACAATCGCAAAAGAAACACGCCGTGGTAAAGGTAACTTCATCATCTGTTCATCAGACGTTGCAAGTGCACTAGCAGCATCAGGCATGTTGGACTACTCACCTGCATTGTCAACAAACTTGAATGTTGATGACACAGGTAACACATTCGCAGGTGTTCTAAATGGTCGTATCCGTGTATACATCGATCCATATGCAGACACCGATTACATCAACGTAGGTTATAAGGGTACTAACCCATATGACGCAGGTGTATTCTATTGCCCATACGTACCACTAACAATGGTTCGTGCAGTTGGCGAGAATGACTTCCAGCCACGTATCGGGTTCAAAACTCGTTATGGCATGGCATCAAACCCATTCGTAGGTGCTTCACCTGCAGATGGTCTTGCATCAAACCGTACAAACCAATACTACCGTATCTTCCGTGTAGACAACATCTTGACATAAGATCAAGAGTATCGGAAAAACTTAAGGGGCCGAAAGGCCCCTTTTTTCTTATATAAATATAGGTAAACAAGTTTAGGAAATGACATGCCTATATTAAATCCAAGCATCGAAGTGGACGCAAACTCAGCGTCAACAGGGTTGAATAACCTCAACTACCTGCAGCCAAATGCGTTCAAACTTACGATTGATCACAAGCATTTTCAGAACCTAGAGTTTTTCTGTCAGACTATTCTACATCCATCACTGTCCTCTAATCCTGTAGAGATGCCTTACAAGCGTATCACATCTGTGCCATTTACAGGAGATAAGTTGACATTTGGTGAGTTAACTGCTATGATTATAGTTGATGAAAATCTAAATGCATACACTGAAATGTACAACTGGTTACAAAGAACTATTGAGCAGGATGACACAACACCTATCAATAGAACATCTGCGAAACCACCAACATATGCAGACATCACTGTTTCTATTCTAAGCAGTCATAATAATAAGGTTAGACAAATTAGGTATATAGATAGTATGCCAACAAGTCTAGGCGATATGACATTAGAATCTACAAGTGGTGATTTATCTTTTATTACATTCCCTGTAACGTTTAGGTTCTCTTATTTTGAATTGAAATAACTCTAACGGAGTACATTATGAATACATTGGAAGCGGTGCTAGAAGCATGGGAAACTGATTGTCAGATCCCACGTATTGACTTAGCAGAAACATCACGTGTCACACCCACTCTACATGCAAAGTATCTTGCAGCATTATCTAATGCAAAGTTACGTCTCAAGAAAGCTGAGATGGAACAAAAGACTTTGCTGAAAGCCAAATGGCTATACTATAACGGCAAGATGGATCAAGACGAAATTGATGCACGTGGATGGGACTATGATCCTCTTGATGGACTTAAAGTTTTGAAAGGTGATATGGATTACTATTACAACTCTGATACCGATATTCAAGAGTCTGAGTTGAAAATTGAGTACTTAAAAACGCTTATAAATACTCTCACAGATATTGTGGATGCGCTAAAATGGCGACATCAAACTATTGGTAATATTATTAGATGGAAAGTATTTGAGAGTGGCGGCTGATATCACAGTAAAACTTAAAGACTATAGTATGATGTATGTGGACTGTGAAGGTGGTATCGCATACGAATTATCAGACTATTTTAGTTTTTACGTCCCCGGTTATAGGTTCATGCCGGCCTATAAGAATAAGATATGGGATGGCAAGATCAAACTATTCAATCGCATGACTGGAGAGCTAAACGCTGGGCTATATGTGTATTTGTTAAAGTTTGCATCTGAGAGAGGATATACTGTTGACACTGAAGAGTCGGATCGATACGGTCTACCTGTTCCTGCTCAACAGTCTCTTCCAAATATGTCTGATTTACTAGCTGACGCAACGCTTCCATTTCAGCCTCGAGAGTATCAATACGATGCGATTGTAACAGCCCTA